TAACGAATGCTTCTCTACCCTGAATCTTAGAGCCATCTGGGAGGATGTACCAGGCCCCTGTACGCTCTACAATGCCCATCATCTCTGCAGTATCCACCAAGTCTCCAATGGTATCTATGCCAATCAGTCCGCCTCGGAAGTAGAAGTCGTACTCTCCAGACTGGAACGCAGGGGAAGTCTTAGAGAACTGAACTTCCCAGCGAACCTTGCGGCCAACCTTTTCTTCGATAAGCTTGTCTCCAACATGAATCTTGCCCTTGATTGCCTGGTTATCTGATTCAGATGAGAACAGTTTAATTACTGTAGACGAGTAGAACTTGATAGACTGTCCGCCCGTTGGCTGCTGTTGGGTGTACATCGCATTAATGTTGTTTCTAGACTGACTGATAAACACTAGCAAGGTTGGCTTAACTTTATTGTTAGCATAGTTAAGCATCTTGGTTGCGTTACTAAAGTCTCTAGATTCTGCACCAATTTGCTTGGTGTTCTCTAGCTGCTTAAGTTCATCAGAATCTTTCTCGAAGTAGATTGCAGGCAGCAGAGATGTGATGGAGTCTACTACAATTAGATCTACCCCAGCATGCATTAGCTGTACCCCGACGTCCACCATCTCATTGATAGTTCGTGCCTGGGATACGATTAGCTTCGAGGTGTCTACCCCAAGCTTTTCTGCCCAAGACTTGTCATATGACATCTCCGCATCGATCCAAGCACAAACCTTTCCGTCCTGCTGGGCCTCTCCAATCATCTGCAAGCAGAGTGAAGACTTTGCAGAAGACTTGCTTCCCCAAATCAAAACCTGTCTACCGTATGGAAGTCCGCCATTTAGTGCACGGTTTAGCCCATAGCTAGGCAGGGCCTGAAACTCTGTTTCAGCCACCATATCCCCAGTTGTAATATTCTTGCGTAGCTTTGGGTTTAGCTGAGCTAGCACATCTTCTACTGTCATTACCATTATCTAGTTTCTCCATTTTCGTTATTAAACATTTGCCACATCTTCCATGATGACTGTGCCATCCTTTGTCTTACCAAGATCAAACTTGTAGGCGTTACCAGCCTGAATCTTCATATATGCCTTTGGGAAAGCAGTAGGGAAGACCGTGACTGGATGTAGCTCTCGTGAGGTATCTGCCAAAGTTAGGGAAGCCATCTTCTTTCCAGCCTTTGTAACTCGTGGCTTAAATGATACCACGAACAGCTCATCCTCCTTGTATGGCAGAGTCTTGTAGCTAAGATACTTAGTCAGAGCTGAGTCTACCTTTCCGATGTCGTCTACCTGAATTGACTCTACGATTCTGTTATCGCTAGCAAGAATAAGATAGGTCTTTCCGCTCTCGATTGTTGTCTGCTCCTCATCAAAGATGCCCACGCTGCCAGTTTTGTCCAGAATTTCTACTCGACTCCAGCCAGAGCCTCGCTTGATACTCTTAACCATACCCATCAGAATGAACGACCCCTTTTCCTCGAACTCTTCTACGTCATTGATGAATGCGTAGTAGTGCTGTGGAATTGAGAAGTTGAATTCTGGCAAGTTGAGGTACTCATACAGGTTCTCTTTAATCTCTTGGTCGTTCCTAGGGTTATCTGGGAAAGTTGCACCACCGATAACACGCAAAGCCTGTAGGGCACGAGAGTTTACTCCGCTACCCTTAGCAAAGGTGAACTCCTCTAGCTCCTTGTAAGAGTTGAATGGACGGTGTTCCATGTACTTCGCAGCAATGTTGTCTGAGATGTACTTGATAGCAGTTAGGCCAAATCGAATACCCTTACCCTCGATCTGGAAGTCGATTCCAGAGTCGTTGATGTGTGGCAACTTGACAGAGATTCCCATACGCTTTGCCTCGATTAGATACTCTGTTCTAGCATCCTTATCCTTTTCATTCTTTAGCAACGAGTACATGAACTCTAGTGGATAGTTATACTTGAGCCAAGCGGTCCAGTATGAGAGGGTCGAGTAAGCCACAGCATGAGACTTGTTAAAAGAGTACCCAGCGTGGGCCTCAAAGTCCGTCCAGAGCTCTTCAGCGACGTTAGGGGATAGGAATCGGGATGCACCCTTTACGAACTGATCACGATATGCGTCAAATTCACGTGCGTCCTTCTTCTTACCAATAATCTTACGAACCTTGTCAGCTTCGGCCATGGTCATTCCACCAAGTTCAGTACAGGCCTGCATGACCTGCTCCTGATATAGAATGCATCCATAGGTCTCCTCGGTAAATGCCTTCATCACCTGGTGGTGGTAAGAGATGTTCTGCTTACCGTGCTTTCGAGCAATGTAGTCTTTACCAATAGTGTTAGCAGCACCTGGGCGAACCAGTGCGTTAGATGCAGCAAGCTCAGCAAAGTTCTTGACACCCATCTTGACTAGCAAGTTAGTATATGGAGTAGCTTCACACTGGAACACACCCTTAGTATAGCCCTCTGACAACATCTTGTAGACATTGGCATCATCTGTCTTAACATCTAGAAGATTAATCTTCTTTCCGTGACGCTCTTCAATAATGTCTAGAGTGTCTCGCAATACAGACAATGTCTTTAGACCCAAAGCATCGATCTTAATAAGACCAATACGCTCTGCCTCTTCCATGTCTACCGCAACAACTGGGATGCGGTCCTTTGAACCAGGAGTGGTTCGAGTCTCTAGAGGTGCAAACTTAAAGATAGGCTGCTTAGATGTTACAACACCTGCAGCGTGAATTCCAGTACCACGAATACGGCCACGAAGAAGGTCTCCATAGGTTTCAATCTCTGGATACTTCTCACGGAACCATGCTGTCTGCTTGGAGGTACAGTAGTCATCCCAATCGTCAACTAGCTTAAGAACCTTGTTTACGTCAGACAGTGGGATGTTTAGCACACGTGCAATGTCACGTACCATGCCCTTGCCACGGAACTGCAGGAATGTCGCAATAGACGCTACGTGCTTATACTGACGAACTAGGTAGTCCTTAACCTCTTCACGACGTGAATCCTGGATATCTGTATCGATATCTGGGAAGTCATTACGCTCTGGGTTAATAAATCGGAAGAATAGGAGACCGTGAACAATAGGATCGATGTCTGTAATCTCTAGGGCATAGCATAGCAATGAACCTGCTGCTGAACCACGTCCTGGTCCAACCATGATTCCCTCTTTTTTAGCCCATGTAATCATGGAGCGTACGACCAGGAAGTAAGGGCCAAAGTTCTTGTCGCTAATTACCTTAAGCTCTTCTTCTAGTCTGTCTAGGTATTCCTGAGTCTTTACTCCACGCTTCTCTAGACCTGCAATAGCAAGGTCACGAAGTTCCTGGTCTGGATTCTGGTACTGTACTGGAAGTAGGTCCTGGTGGTCCTTGATCTTATAGTCACCAATCTTATTAACGATCTCAATGGTTGACTCGTACATGTCTTCACGATCGATGCCCTGTGCCTTCATGGCGTTGTGCATCTCTTCATCTGAAAGCAAGTGAATCTCGAACTTGTTGAACGACATCTGGCGGTCTGCACCGTACAGATAGTCTAGCTTTTCCATAAGACCTTCGTGCTTCTGAGAGCCTTCGTAGGTTGACTCCTTCTCTACCTTGTTAGAGTAAGAGTTTAGGATAAGCTTTAGCTCCTGGATTTCCTTCTGCGATGGGTCTGAGTGGTGGCAGTCTGGTGTTACAACTGGCTTTACCCCGAACTCATCAGCTAGGTCTAGGAGAAGCTTGTTAACCTCTGCTGGGTTATGTGGCATAACCTCGATGTAGTAGTCATCCCCAAAGGTCTTCTTAGCCCACTGGATGTGCTCCTTAGCAACAGCTAGGTTATCTGCTTCAATAGCCTTTGCAAGGAATCCAGATAGGCAGCCAGAGGTTACAATTAGGCCTTCCTTGTACTGCTCTAGAATCTGCCAGTCGATGCGTGGCTTCTTGTAGAAGCCCTCAGTCCAGGCAAGTTCATTAAGCTTGTTTAGGTTTTCAAGCCCCTTGGCATTCTTAGCCAAGATAATAAGGTGGTTGTAATTTAGGTCGAGAAGATCGTTCTTCTCTTTCTTGTCTGTGTGATCAAAGCGATCCTTCGTGATGTACCCCTCGATGCCCAGGATTGGCTTGATGCCAGCTTCCTTTGCGGCACGGTACATTTCACGGTGACCAGATAGAGATCCATGGTCTGTAATTGCAATAGCTGGCATGCCTAGCTGTACTGCACGATCCACATATTCCTGTGGGGTGGCGATTCCGTCAAACAAACTGTAGTGCGTGTGAACGTGAAGCCCTGCGTAACTCATATTATCCTTAATGTTATTTTTATAATGTGTAAAAATTATGACATATTTTTGACGTGTTGTCAATACGTATAAAGCAAATGGGGGTACCGTTTATAGATACCCCCACAAGCTTAATCTACTACCAGTCGGTATTTGTAGAAGTGATTGAAGTTGGTCCGTCAAAGCCGAAGTAGAACGCTTCCTGCTCTGAGTATGGAACTTCACGAACTACCTTCTCCAAGTTGTGGAATTCGTAGTCACCCCAGGTAAATGGCTCTGCGTCAGGGCCAGTTGGGATCAATGTGTAGTTGGTCTCGGTTCCCTGACCATTACGCTTTAGCTTCCACTGAAGGTTTGAGATGCTTCCAGTTTCTAGAGCATACTCACGGATGGTGTTGAACGCAGACTGCTTGGTGACACCCTGTGACCATACAGCAACATATGGAGATTCTAGGCCATCATCTACTAGCACGTTGCAGTAGAAGCGTAGCTTTGAACGCCAACCAGCCTTTGGCTCCTTGCGAGCCATCTCACAGGCAAAGCAACGCCCCTCTGAGTCCTGGGTACAAGCAGCCATACGCTTGTAGTCCTTTGGATTGGTGTGCTGTGCGATTACTACAGATAGGCCACGAGCCTCTGAGTAGTGTGCTGAGTCTTGGTCTAGCTCTTCTACGAAGCGAATCTTTGCTGACTGTCCATCTGCAAGCTTGACCCAGCGTACCTTTGCTCCTGTTGATTCATACTTTGGCTTATCGAGAATTGCACCGATATCTTTTAGCCCTCTAATTACACTCATTTTTCTCCTTGTTTGGTTTGTTTTATTATTGTAGCATGGATACTATTGACTTGTCAAATGATTCATCGAGAGTTTTTATCTCTTCATCAGACATGTCTCCAATATCTTTATAGTTACTATCTAGTTTTACAACCGATGCACGACTACCAAGTTTCTTGGTAATCCTATCTGTCATATTGTTTCCTGCTTCATCATTATCTGGCAACACTACTACATTGTTAAAATATTTATGAAGCAATTCTATTTGTGTGTTTGATACATTTGACCCAAGTGTTGCTACCGCTGGCAAGCCAGCCTGGCTTAAACGAATTGCGTCGAAGGATGATTCTACCACAAAAACCCTACTAGATGCTTTTACTCTGTGCAAGTTAAATAGCACCTTTCCTTTTGGCAGTCCTGGGGTGTTCTTAAAGTCCTTACCCTCGACAGATCGGCCTACAAATCCAACTGGCATACCATCTGGAGCATGTACTGGAATAGTTACCATGTCTTGCTTTTGAGAGTATCCTAGCTGAAAAATTTTGACACTGTCCTCGGTAATTGATCTGCCATTATAGTAGGCCATTGCCCTACTAGAAGACAGGGCACTTTCATTCAGTGTAGCGATCAGGTTTTTATCAAAAAGAGTATAGTCTGGCTTTACGTACAGCTGTCTCTCAACGTCTGCTGTAAGTAATGATGCCTGTTCCTTTGTCTTAATGAAACGCACTGACTCAAAATAGGTCCTGCCAGTTGTATGCATGATTAGCTCTACAAGATCTGCAATGTGGTGGCAGGAAAAGCAGAAAAACTTTCCGCTTCTCTTGTCCACTTCTCCAGCAGGCGTTCTGTTGTTTGGGTGGAATGGGCAAAAAATGATGTAGTCAGAATCGACCTCATTCTGAATAGTCTGCCCTGCACCTGCAAGAACCCTCTTGATTTGCTCTTCTGTATATACGCTCATTAGTTCTGCTCAAAGTCCTTGTACTTGTAGTAGCCCTTGTCGAAGTCTGCCTGCACTAGGAACTCTCCCATAAAGCCATTACGGTTCTTTCGGAATACGCACTCGATGATGTCGGAGTTGTTTCCACGGCCAAGTGCTAAGACCCAGTCAGCATCGTAAGCAATCTGACGTGACCACGCAGTTTGACCAAGTGTAGGAACAGTGTCTAGCTTATTAACATCGTCTGGTGTTGCAGATGAAATTGCAATGATTGGAATCTCTTCGCTAATAGCCATCAGCTTGAGCTCACGAGATAGGTTCTTCATACGAACAGTTTCGTTGTCTGCCTTTTGATTAGGAGACATTAGCTGTAGGTAGTCAACGATAATAAAGTCTGGCTTGTACTGGTCAATCTTTCCACGCAAAACAGAAGGAGTGACATCTCCTCCAGAGTCATTGGAAATAATGTGGAACTCTGGCTTGCCCTGAAGGTTCTTCTCGTGCCAGTGCTTTAGGTCGTCGATCTCGATCAGACCTGCACTCATCTTTCGATGTGACCAAAGACCATCGCCCATAATGGTAAATACACGGTTACGCACTTCTGTCTCACTCATTTCAAGCGAGATGACCATTGGTGACTTGCCCTGTCTCCATGCCTGTACTGCAAAGTATAGTGATAGCCAAGACTTACCAATACCTGGGTATGCAAGCATTACCCCTAGCTGCCCTGGCATAATGCCAGCAGGAAGGTAGTTGTCGAAGCCTGGGAGACCAGTCTTGATTCCAGAAATGCCTAGCTCATTCTGCTTCTTCACGTTCTCGAAGTAGGCTACTGCAGAGTCTAGGTCTGTAGCATCGATGTCTCTAATTGCAGCAGTATTCTTTCTAAGCTCTGATGTCTTAGAAATAATTGCCTCTAGGGCATCTAGGCCCTTGTCTGCCTGAACATCGGCAGCTGCCTCTCGAATAATATTCTTTAGGCTATCTGTCATGTATTCTGACTGAAGCTCTTCTAGGTGATACTTGGTAGCACCAACACCATCTACTGGAGTAAAGTCACGGAACTTGTCTACTACGAGGTCAGCTGGTGGGACAGTCTGGTTAGTCTCTACGTACTTGCGAATAAACTCCCAGACATCGTTGTGAGTACGCAACAGGTTGTCTACGTTAGCCTGAAGCAGAACGTGGACTTGCTTGTCCTTAAGGACTGCCGAGATTAATTTTGCCTCTGTATTATTCATTCAACCACTGCATAGCCAACTTGCGTCGCTCTGCTCTCTCCTCTAAGTCTCGTTTGTATTCTTTTCGTGCATCGATAATTTTGTCTGCGTAGTTAGCAAAGTACTTCCAACTAGGGGTCTCTGCTGCTTCGAAATAATATTCTAGCAGATCGTAGCAGAATTGTAAAGTGTACGACTCTATTAGGGCATCAGAGGCCCACTGCTCAACATTTAAATTCAATAATGGCTTTTCTTCGAAACGCTGCTTGTGGAGCTTAGCGTACCTACTTAGCAAAGCCATGCGGTCTTTGCGTTCAGCCATTAGTCTACTTCAGACTTAGCTTCGCTTACCTTTTCCGTTAGCTTTGCTTCAACAAAAGCATAGACACGCTCAAAGGCTTCGCTGGTGGTTTCTCCCTCACGCTTGTTGTCCTGTACTTCTAGGTCAATGCGGAGTGATTGGAAATTGCCTAGGTTGAGGGTGTACCCCAATCCTACCTTTACTTTAGTCTCTTCGTTATTCATACCCTATAACTTTCTATTAAATTGATTCCGACCATATCGGAATAAAGCGTCCGTCTTCTGTTCTTGTATAAGTCAGTATACCATCGCCAATACGCCTTGTCAACTCCTGTCTCGTGGGAGTTATGCTATTGGTTATTAGACGATCAAATCTTGGTCTGCCAATGTGGTAAGAAGCAAGTATATCACGAATCTCAAATACCTGGGACTCCGAGTAATAGCTTCTTACTTGCCAGCCTGTGCCTCCGCCCTTCTGGGATCCAGTTGGTCTAGGGATAACCTCTCTCCTCATCAGAGATGGCATGTATTTTTTGTGGCGATTTACCAACTGGGCAGTCTCCCCTACGGTAAAGGCACGTTCACGATTTTTCTTAAAATCACTAATAAGACAGCTTTCAATCCTATCCTGAATAATGTTATAGACAGACATTATTCCATTAGACTTGTTTAGGTGGTGAATCCTAACTAGGTCACCGTTGAGAAACCAGACCTTCTTGTTACCTGGAATAATCGGAGAATTGTTATAGTCCTCACGGCTCATAGCCCCAAGTCTGTGCTGCTTCATTGTTAGTTTGGTATTCCAATAAGAATTATATTGATACCAACGGTAAGGTCTCCAGATCCTGCAAAGGTTGCGGTTCCAGTTATACTGTTCTGACCAATAGTCTTTATCATAACAGAAACTAGTTTTCCAGATTCTGAACCTGCAACGCTTATTGGTGTTGCAGTTGCAATAGGCGGATACTTAAAGTCTGCTGGAAAGTCATATGTCCAAGAAACAACCGCTCCAGCAGAAACGCTATTGCTAAGCACTTCCTTGTATCCACCGATGACTCTAGCCTCGGCAGTCTTGATAGATTGCTTGCCTGCAGTTGGAGTGTCTACTGTCAAAATCTGTGCTGTTGGAGATGTGGATAGCTGTGTTGCAATCTTATTAATGGCATTGGCCAGTTCGAACATGTAGGTTGCGTCAATTGGCTGACCTGGATTTGGAATTCTAACTATATTGCTCATCTGTTTATTATACCACTATACGCTCTTGGTTTCCTCGAATACCTTGAGGACTGAGGACGCCACCTTTTGTGCAGATCCAATCTGCACGAGAACCTTGACGGTTGAAGCTCCAGATGGAGCTATTACGCTATAGCTTGTAGATGATACATTTTTTTCATAGACATAGCTTCCTGAGTCCCAGCCAATAAAAACATCATATGTTGGAGAATTGTTGCTTTTATCCCAAGTTATATTTACAACTTTTACTCCTGCAGTAGTCGTGGTACTAATAACCCCAGATACTACCGAGACTGCTTTGCCATCTAATACTGCCACCTGAGACCAATCAGAGTCTTTTGTCTTATCCAGTACAACCCTATATCTCAGATAGTACTTGTTGTCTGAGTTTACTAACGGCAAAGAAAGCTTGTCAATACTTATTTTTCTATTTGCCACTAGACGTCCATCCCAAATCTAAACTCTACGTAGCTAGTTGTATTGGCAAGTTTTTTAATTGTTGCTGCACCAGAAGTTTTTGCAATAGCGTATCCAGACATACCATATAGCGGATTTACGACTGTAGTGTTTTCTAGTCTAATTGCATCTAGAAGAACATAGAAGTTGTCGCTTACTGTGTCTTGATCGTCTAGTGTGGTAACGTGAACTGTTACATTCTGCACACGGGACCAAGAGAAACCAGAAGTTGCTTTGAGTTCGCTTATCATTTTTGATATTACGAAGTATCTGTTAACCGAAAAATCCACATCAGCATCTGTTAGGTTTACCTCAAACGAGGCAGACTCTCCTCCAGATGTTGCATCCACCGAAGAGAATTGTATTAAAATTCTGACTGCGGAAGGATGCTCGTCTTCTGCTCCTCTTTTATTGGCTACAGAGAAAGCAAGCTTAAGCTCATCTCCTGGGGAGTTCTTGTCGAGGTTTAGAGACACTCCGTTTAGGTGGATGTGAGCCCCAGAGTTATATACAAGGCTTCCTCCTGTATAGTCAAGGTCGGACAGGTTCCCTCGAATGGCAATGGTGTTGTTTAGGAATCTTGGTGTCTCGTATCTAGCAATTCTGGCTGAGTTAGAGAATACTGCGTTGTCTGAATTTGTATGAAAGACCTTGCAGTCTTTTTGTGCTCCGTCAACGAAATATGTTCCGTCGATCTGGTTTGCCTGATTGCCAGCATCTAGTGGAGTATATATTACTGGAATCTTTTCTACGCTCGAACCATGCTGCTGCCAGTTTTCATTTTGAGAAAATGAGTAAATAGTTCTGCTACCTCTTGACCCTGCATCTGGATTTGCCTGGGCAGAAAATAGACCTAGCTCTGAAATCTCATATCTCTCTTCTGTAGGAAGCTCCGCAGTGAGAACAATATTGGTATAGTATGTCTTTGCAAGTCCGCCAGAAGAGTAAGATCCAGTAATTAGATTTGTGATGGTGAAGTTAGTAGATGTTGCCGATACAATGATTGCCTCGTGCACATTAAACTGTGCTGGAGTAATACCAGTAATGGTTACCGTGTCTCCAGCAACAAAGGTGTTGTTGGCAGTATACGTAACGGAGGATCCAGATCTGGATGCCCCAGTAATTGTGGCTGAGCCAGATACCTCTGTCACGTAACCTCTAGAGGTAATTGGGACTCGAAACATCTCAAAGTCTAGATTTTCTTTTAGTCTTTGTGACGATATTTCCGAAGATGATGGGGTGTCTGATTCGTCATAAGGAGTTGGCCCACAGCCCACGCCAATATATGAGGCATAGGCTGGTGCCTGACCGATCAGGTATTTGGTAAGTAGGGCTTGCCCTTTATTAGTAATCATAATGTCCTTAATATATTATATCAGTAGTGTCTGCGGCTTTGAACTCTATCTCAATTTGCATATTTTCTTCCAGATTGTCCAACTCTATGTTAATGTTTCCAGATGCGTCAACGTACAGGTGGTTGTTTAAGCCAGATGGGTCTGCAGTTTCCGTTGGAACATACTGGTACCTTTTAAGTGGAAACCTGTTGAATATCTGCTCAATGGGATTCTGTACGCTGATAAGATTTGGTCCACCAAAAGTACTTTGAATCTTTGACAAGTTAGATATTTGCTGATACTTAACATCAATTCCATTTATCAGGTCGTGCCGAGCTATGTTTAAAATTTCTGTGCCACCGATGTCTTCAAATAGCAGATCTGTAATGACCTCTATAGACATTGCATCTTCGGTTATCTGAATGAGGTCTGGTGTTGCAGCCTTTACCTGTGGCTTTGTTTCTGTCGCTGGAGCACTGGCTGCTGGAGCAGCTGCTGCAGCGGTAACTGTTTTTCTTTTTGCCAGCTCTGCAGCTGCATCTGCTTCCCCAGCAAAATAGCCACCGCCAGTTTTTGAAAAAGTTCTACCAGTATCTGCATCAATATAGCGACCTCCGCCAAGTGGAATAGCACCCATTATATAACCTCACTTACGAATACTGTTGTCTCTGGCCCTTCAGAATTTCTACTGTACTCTATGCTATAGACAACGAATCTCTTATCTGAAGATACAGATGAATCCAGTCCAGAAGCATCTGACATTGATATCTGAACAATATCTCCCAGCTGAATTATTGCCCCACCAAAGATGCTTAGACCCACTGACTTTCTAGGCTTTATGGTTTTATCAATTAGCCAGCTCATGAGCTCCTTAGCCGCATCCGAGTTTTGTATATACTTTGCATCTATAGAAAAAGCATTAGTTCCATATGTAGATCTACTAGACGATATGTCAAAGTACTGCTTCTTTGCTCTTGCTGGTGACTCTATTGGATTCTTGTCTAGCCTGTCAACGTCTGATAGGCTGCTGTTCTCATTAAAGAAGTCTGCCAAAGTCAGAACCTTGTCTGAGTTTTGCGTAAATGTAACTCCTTGGATTCTTAGGTAATTCCCAGTAGTCTCATCTAGGCTGATCACAGTATCAGTATTGTTAAATACTAAGAACTCTGCCCCGTAAGCCCCTGGAATAAAACCAGAAACCGTGTATCCCTTTATCTTATTAAAGGTAGGGGAGATCTGTGCCGAGAGTGCTGGATAGGCCTTGTCATATTTAATGTTAAAGTAGGCAGCCTCTCTCATGATAGTTCCGAACTCTTCAAAGTACATATCATAGCCAGAACCACTTTGCGAGCTTATGTCAGACAAGTAGGTTTTCTGAACTGCACCGCTCATCGAGTACTTTCTAAGGGACTCGGAGACGTCTACGTTATTATCACCGAATACAGAGTTTATCGGTGTGCCCAGCGTGGCCCTAGAGTCTAGAGAGTATTTCTTTGTAATTGCAAACACATTCTCAAACATTGCCTTGGATGTTCCTCGAATAAACAAAGCCATGTTGTTATATACAGGCATTCTGTCTGAATCATCTACAATAGCGACACACCTGTTATTTATGTATAGGTAGAATCTTCTAGTGCTTGTCCCAATATCCTGATACTCTACGGATAGATCGTACACTGTTGGATTCTCTTCTCCGAATACCCTTGACTGCCCGACGAAGCCGCCCGAATCAACTAGGATATTTGCAAGTCCAGACCACAGCTTAATCGGTACTGCATTTTTGGAAGAATTTCCTTTAACCTTATAAAATATTACGTTGCTCAGCACCTCGGAGCTTGTCTCTGAAGACTCTCCATTTGTTAGTGCCATAATCTCAAAATAATACCCGTTATTGTTTGCAGAGTTTAGAAGGACTGCTATCCCTGCGGATGCTCCACCGATTCTTCCGCTATCGTAGTATCCCATGGACCCTGCTGGGGTTTGCACCTTGGCCTTGCCGTCTTCGTACCTACCAACCAACCTTAGCCTTGTCCCAAAGTGAGAATACGAGTTCTCCAGCTTTTTAGGAACATAAGATATATAGTCGCTAGCAGTCAGGTCTGACGTAAATGCTGGTCCACTAAATACTAGGGCAGATGACTGGACGGTTCCAATCTCTACAGACTTGAGTGCTAAAATACTTGCTTCGCTTCTTGATACTCCACCAAGAGCATTTTTGATAATCCCATTTCTACTTGCAGAAACTACTACAGAATCTGACAGCCCTGCCTCGCCAAGAATAGCTGACTTGCTTAGTGTTGTTGCAGCTTCGGCATCTGCTTTTATTAGATCAGATAGCTGCACTTTACACCCCTTTGTAGGATTTAGTGTTTGACTAGACCACTGATCCGATATTCCAGAATCGTGGGAGACCACTGGGGTCCCGAACTGGCCACGGCCATGCTGTCTTACAGCACCATCCTTAAATCTGGTAACCCCATCTACCACTTCATAGTATGGCTCTGAATATATCCTGACTCTTCCAGTTGGGAATATGCTCTTTGCGAATTTGACATTTTGAAAGTAGTCTGAATATTCTTGTGTGTTTTGAATCCAAACGTTTCCAACTGTATTCGGAATGCTATACTCTACGGCATCGTAATGAATGATTTCACCATTTGCATAGAAGTATCCGTCGTATCTTGACAAAAAGTAGGAGCCTTCTCCAAAATCAATAATATTGTTTATGACTTGGCCATTTCTTACAGACGGAAGTGTAGATGATAGAGCAGAGTTAAGCGGAATAGCTGACAGAGAATATGCCGATGATTCAGTCACTTGTCCATTTTGGGTTTTTGTATTTAGGCTTCCAGATGCCTCCCATAGAAGAGAAGGCTTGTATATCCAGGTCTTATTTCTGTCTAGCATCATTGACTGCTTTATTGAGCCATAAGATCTCTGGATGTACCTTTCACGATAAGATATCTGCCCATCATTGAATACTTGGCTGTCTTGAGCGGTAATTGCCTCTATGTTTGACAGAATGCTTCCAGTTTTATTTCCAGACAAAGTTATGTCTGTTTCTCGATCTGTAATCGATGGCATCATATAGTTTTTACTCATTATGACTAAATTGTTTTCTTCGTCAAAGAACATGGCTGACTGAGAAGACACTGCAAGGTCTTCTAGCACCTGTAGGGTTGACTGCTCTGGAGCTACAAAGAAATATGGGATTATTAGGTCTGTCTCACCCTCTACCCTCAAGAACTTGTAGTTAGTAAATCCTATGCTGTCCAATAGGGTTGATATGGCTACGCTTAGAGATACGTCTACTAAAAGCAGCTCTGGGGCAAGGCCATTCTCTAGCATAAACATTAGATCTCTAAGGTCTATGGATACGCCTCTTGTTTTAGCCGAAATCTTTGGCTTCTCTGCCGAGTACATTGTTTTTATTGGTATCATTGTTACTGATCCAGATGGCACAGTTATAACTTCGCAGATATAGAACTTTATAATTTGGTCCAGATAGTTTGCGATTACGCTATCCTCATTGTTCTCGTTGAAGGCTTGATCGTAGTCAAACAGCTCTAGTGTTCCGACGGATGCCAGTAGTTGGCCCACTGGCATTCCAGCGTTTCCTAAATCAGAGGCACTCTTTGTTACAGACACGCTCTCTACGTTATTTGTTATGTCTGCCACCAACCTTGGAGAAAGTTCTATCAGGTCAAAGGTGCTGGCGTTTGTGTTCATCTGATCGACGACTATGCGTAGGCCAGACAGATACTCGAACTTGGAGTATTGCTTTTTCCCAGTAACAGGATTGTTGAATGAGTCTGGACTAGAAGCCTTGTCTAAAGAGTTTCTATAGTCGATGACAGACCCCTCTAGCAGAGACCAGCCATAAACAGCATCGAAGGTGTCGTAGCCATCCTCTGTGTATATGTGAAATACTCCAGGAGATGCGTCAGTTGGCTTTACCAGATATGCAGAGCCAATGTCGGAAGTGGTAGGAATCATTGACTCCGTTATGTATGTTCTTTTATAGTTGAATACACTACTATACTTTTCTGGTATTTGTATTCCGTAGTAAATTTCTACCGTACCATCTTCACCAATTATAGAGGTTCCGTCTGATCTCTGATCTGATGGGAAGAATGAGACTGCATCTACCCAATTATTATTGCTTAGGTATTGGATTCTCCATTTTGTTGGCGTCTTGCTGTTTTCATAACCGTAAAAGGGATCTGAGATTGCTGAACCGTTATTACCATAGAACTGCCCCTTGTCGTCAGACCCGATGTGGGTTTGCATCTTTACAACAATTCTGTTAGCTGGAACTGGATTGTTATATACGATAAATGGAGCTACATCGTCTATCCCGTATGCCCTGGAGGCTAGAGGATAAGAAACTCCACGCAGCTTGCCGTTTTCAGATCTGTCCGATGTCCAGTACTTAAACTTGTCGTGCTTAGAAGCAAGATAATATCTAGGCCTTTTCGCCATGTCCTTGTTCGAGTAATGAAAGTATGAGTTTGATGCATATGGAATTTTGGCCTTGTTAATTCCAGAGCGTGGTCGAAACTTTCCAAAACAGTCTTCTAAGGAAAAAAGTATATTTGTTAGTTCCTGCTTGGAAGAAAAAGCAAGTGCCTGATTAGAGTCATCATAGCCTCCGTCAATAACAACATCAGCGTCTGTTGCTCCAGTATAGTAGTTGCCAGAATCATACCTATCAAATGTTTCTGGAACTAAGTTATAAAGAGATGATGGCTCCTGCTGCCTATATCTATAATTACCTATTGACAAAAAGTTGCTTGGAATGTTCATGTTCCATTCGGCAAAGATTTTTGACTCTACCCCCAATGTGGACGAAGAGTTTAGCTCCGAAATAAAGGTGCTGTCCCCAAACATTATACCTCTTCCAGCGAAAGTGATATATTCCAGAGATCATGGTTGTGACCTCCACGCTTTACGACATCGTAGCTGAATGAAGAAATAAACATCTCTACTGCCTGTGGATATTCTGCCAATCTTAGGTAGCGGTTTCCGTCTCTCTCGAACTCTGTATACTTGTCGTATGAAAGGTAAACCCAGAAAGGCCCCTTGTGATTTTCGTACCAGGCTAGCATGTCTACACCACCTGCACCACCGTCTGATGTAACCATCTGCTGCTGAGTTAGTGCTGGGTTTGGCTGGCCTGTAGTTAGGTTGAAGTTTGGATATGTAGCAAATCCTCTAGAAGGTAGCATTGACCAGGACGTAGTTATATTTAACTTATCAGCAATGTGGTATGAACGCATTTGTCCATTAACCATTCTTTTTCGAGACTCAATTCTTTCGATAGAGAATCCAAGTGACTCTCTATTATCATCAGATAGGATTAAGAACTGATCCTTAAGTGATTCGTCAGAGACTGCGTCCACATTGTCGTTTACCTCTAGCCCGTATGGCACATACTTGCCGTCTAGTATTTGTGGCGGCTGAGTAGACCACATCATGGCTTGTGGACGAGCGTATTTCTTTCTACCGTCCAAATATTCCTGGGTTGCCATTATAGCCTTACTCCTCTAATTCTTTGAGAATCTACCTGCTTTATTTGTGTCATTACTGCTCTAGCAATTTCGTTTGGATTTGCGTCAGAGCGTACATTTACATTTAGGTCATAACTATTATACACTGTGCTGCCAACTGAGGCTCCGCTATTGATCGCCTTCATGTTTTCTACACCAAAGCTGTCTACGGCATATTTGCTCATAACGAACTCTCCAGGAGTCAGCATCGCAGGAACAGTGTCTGTACCCTTTGCAAACGGGGAACCGCCATCCGCAAGATAGTTTGGAATCATTCCACCCTTAGATTTATAGGTAAAGACAGGAGAGCTCCATACTGGCTGAACAAACTGCGAACCATTGTAAACTCCAGTTCCAGGCTTAAGGGTTTTTGTAGCTATTACAGTTTTTCCGTTTGCGTCAACAAATGATGTTTGGCCTTCTGCAAGCTTTGGACCTGCTGGAGGTGGGTCTTTCTTTGTTGTATCGACTTTGCCAGAACCACCTGTAGTAACCTTTGGCTTAGCTACTGGAGGTGGGTTAGTGACAGTCTCACTTCTAAACAATTCTTTGTCAGAGCCTGTGCTGCCATTCTTGGCATCTAGAACTGCCTGAGCAGCAAGATCCTTCGCTGCTGTTAAGGCAGAGACATAGTCCCAGGCCGCAGATGCTGCAAGTGCAATATCATTTTCAAGTATTCTCCACTCTCGTTCCTGTAGGTCAAGTGACTTGAGTGCTGCCACCTTGTCAACTTCTTTTAGTCGGATGCTTTCGTTTGCTGGCTCGAGACGCTTCTCCTCAATTGCAAATATCTCTTTTTCAATTGTTAGGATCTTTGCCTCGATGTCTCTTCTAGTCATCTTAACACCATTAACTGTCGTTGTTATTCCGCCAAGCTCAGCCTTGCGAGCGTTGTCCATAAGGTCTCTTTGAGACTGAATTGCATTCTGTGACTCTTGAGCTCTTTGGTCTTGGATGGCTACTGCTGCTGCTGAGATGTCTCCACGAGAAAGAGCATCGGCAATGGTTAGCTGTCCCTTTTGTGATGCAAGAATCTTGTCATTAGCCTTTGCAACTCTATCCAGAGCTTCTGTTCTTAGGTCATACTTCTTGTTGATCTCATCTTCTGCCCAACCAATTTCTGTAAGACCAGCCTGTAGATCATCTAGACCACCTGCCTCATTAGTCTTCTTTGCGATTTCATTCTGTGCATCGGTGACTGCTTTCTGAAAAGCCTCTGTGTCAATTTCAAACTTAAGCTCTATCTTGTTTCTCTCTGCATCCCATGCAGCATTTGCCTCGTCGAATGTTTTCTGGAACCTGTCTGCTGCTGTTTGTGCATTTGCTAGAGCCTTGTATGCGTTCACAAGGTCGATGACTTCCTTCTTGCTAGCTGCTGTTGCAATTGCATTGGCAAGGGCTGCATCTCTTGAAACTTCTAAAGCATCTGCTGCTGACATGCCAGCAGACTTGAGCATGTTGAATGCCTTAGACGAATTTACAAGGTCCTGTCTTTGCTGAACTAGACTACTCTGGTAATCTCCAATAGAGATTTCACGAAGTGCAGCCTGAACCTTTCTACCGTCTGCAGTCAGCCTGGCTACCGCCTTGGCACCGCTGCCGCTGATTTTAACGTATGTGCTCTTTGCCTTTTCGTCTAGGCTGTCATAGAAGTCCATAAATGAACTAGAGACATTATCCCTCTTGATTAGGTTTTGTTCAACGCCAGTGAACGACGATATGTTCTTCTCCCCATTCTTACCAACGACCCTCAGAAGTTCTTTGATTCCTCCTGTTGCCTTTATGCTTGCATCACGAACCATTTTCAGTCTAGATAGAATATCGTCTAGGGGGTTCTTTTCCTTGGTTCCACCAGTTGGTGTTGGAGTAGGATTTAAGAATTCATCTACCTTGCCATCTGCCTTGACCTGGTCAGTTACTGCTCTGGAATTCCAGTTAGCATATTCCGTAAGCTGCGTTGCGTCCGATGCGTTTTTGAACTTAGATCCAGCAGAGTTTAACCAATTCTTAAATTTGTCGTCTGCAACAGTTGTAGTCTGGAGAGTGGTAGCCAATACCTGAGTATAGACTTTCTTCTCATCATCGCTCAGTGCCTCGAAGTATGCTAGATCATTATTGATTGCTGCCATCTCTTTTGCACCGACGACATCTGCAAGAACCTTTAGCGATATCTTACCCTTGGTGTCTCTCAGCTTGTCAAATATGCCGTCTAGTCTCTCTGCGACATCTGGGTTCTTCAATAGGTAGTCAGTAACTACCGCAGTATTGAGAACTGCTCCAGACTGAGATACCTTCTTGTAGAACTCCATAGTGTCTTTAAATTCTTCTGGGGTTTTAGTTTTCTGAATGTTAAGCAGGAAGTCTGTCTGAACACTTTCAATTGGCTCTTTTGTTACTGGGTCTACAAACATTCCTACTAGAGTCGATAGCTCGTTTGCAGTTGCACCGCCGTAACTAGCGGCTACGCCAATAACTATGTCTCTCGATTTCTCAGACATGCTAAGAATATCAATCATCTGGGTTGGACTTATGGCCTGTGTCGAAAGATCTAGTGTAAGAAGATATTTTTGCTCCCCAGTTAAGTTGCTGTCGTTAATCCCAAGCTGGGCCAAGTTTGCAACATCTTCCATTGCAGTGTCTTTATAAGTTTTCTTGACTGCCTTTTCTGCTCCAGACTGAAGAGCACTTCTAAGTTCATCGCTTTGGGCATTTTTGTAAGAATCCAGGATTTGCTTATTAAGCTCACCATTTTCCTTCATCATGGCCAATCTTGCTGTTGCAAGATCACCAAGCAATTCTTCTTTCTTTACGAGATCTCCTGCTGCTTCAGCAACGGCAATTCTTTTTTCGTATTCCATTTCAAGGGAGTCTGATATTTCTTGCTGCTGCTCGAGAGCTGCTTTTTGAATAGCTACGTTTGCAGCTGCTGCAGTTCCCATTGCCTTTACCTGCTCAGTATTGCCAGCAATTGCACCAGTTATTCCACCAGAAACCAAACCAACAAGCCCACCAATAGCTGCTCCGATTGCGGTACCAGGGCCAGGAGCAAATACTGTTCCGATTGCAGCACCGATGCCAGCACCTGCTAGACCGCCAGCGATTGCACCACCAATAGCTGCACCAGTGCCCTGGAAGCCCTTTGCTGCAACCTTGTTCATTCTGGCCACAGAGGCATCGATCTCCCCCTGTTGAGCGTCGAGCATCTTTACTCTAACACCAAGCGGATCGGTGAGCAAGTTCTCCCCGTCTGGACCAATCATGGACATGAGCTCTGAGTTTACCTGAATACCGAAATTATAGTCACCCATCTCTTCTGCTAGCTGTGCGACTACCGATCTAGCCTGGGCAGCTGACATAGCTCCAGAGCTTACGGCTGTAGCCATCTGAGCAGTTATCTGACTGATGCCTGCCTTGTCTCCACCAGACGCAATTGTCTTTTGGGTATTATCTAGCAAAGACTTTCCAGCGTCAGATCCGAGGAATGACTTTCCAAAAGTATTTTTACCATTCTTTATCTGGAATCCGTCAAAGCCCTCGGTTCTGCGTCTATCCATAATTTCTTTTGAAGTTACGTTGCCAGCGAACTCTGCAAACTTAACCATTGCACCGCTGCCCACACCCATGGCTTCTCCAAGTGCAAGAGCTGCATCTTGAGCCTGTCCGAAAGCTTCGTTTGACTTGAACATTGCGTATAGTGGGACTGCTACAGCAGCTGCAAGAGCCACTAGGCCAGCACTTACTGGTCCCTGAATCATCATGGTCATTGCAGATAGACCAAGCAATAGTGGAGCTATGTCTCCTGCTACCTTACCTGCTTCACCTGGCAACATTGTGGCAGCGGAGGTAGCCATGCTTACACCCATACCGATCATTCCAGCTTTTTGAGCATTGGCCCCAAACTTTTCTCTAGCAGTCTGCTTTGCGGTGGCAGGATTAGCAGATGCTGCTCCAGAGCCTGCTCCAGATTTGCTACCAGCTCCTGTTCCTGTAACGACGGTACCGCCAGTGGCTTCTTTGCCATCGACATATGTTTTTCCAGATTGAGAAGTAACTCCAGCTCCGCCAGACATTTTCTGGCCTAGCTTGGTATTTGAGAATCCTCTAGCAGCTGACTCCAGAATACCCTTCTTGGACCTTTCCCAAACATTTTTTCCAACAGTCTTAGCACCAGTTGCCATCTCGGAAGCAACATTCTTTCCAAACTGAGTTGCGGACGGAATAACCTTTTCCTTAAACGCATCAGCAAACTTGCCGCCAAGTTTTCTATTTTCTTTCTCGTAGTCATCAAATGAGCTGCTTGAACCGAATGGGTCTGCTGCTGGTGCTCCAAAGCTAGATCCAGGGGCTGGGGCAAACGGGTCAGATGCGGCAGGAATAGATGGGTCTCCTCCAAATGGGTTTGGAGTATCAAAAGGATCATTTCCAAACTCATAGCCAGGGATAGTTCCATTAACCATTGCAGAAATAAGTGGGGCATACTTTTCTGACATCTTAGTTGGAATTACCGCTTCTCCTGGAGAGAGCATTGCAGGAACAACATCTCCTGCACCCTTTGGACCAGGAACAGAGACTACTCCAGTAGCATATCTCCTAAGTCCACGTGATGCTGGTATGCTCTTGAGGATGTCAGAGAGATTAGTGGCTTGCTTTTTTGTAGTCTTAGGTTTTTGCTGTGTTTTTGGAAGAGTGGTAACCTTGGCCTCTTGCTGAGCAGCAGCAGCTTGTCTTGCCTTCTTGGAGCCAAACTGCCCAGTAGTCACTCGATCATCGTATGTGGCCACTGGTGTCTTGTAGTACCCCTTGTCCTGTCTAAAGGCTAAGCCTTGGTCAACCATTAGCGGTCTATAGAAATTTTTTCCACTTGGCCCCAAGAACTTCATGTGCTCCTGAGATATTGCTCTCAGGGTTGCTATCTCCGCCTTGGATGTTGGGTGTTTTCCAGACAGAATCTTTCCTAGAATATCTGGGTCAATACCCTTTGCGATAAGTGACTTAGGGTCCTGGGCAGCCATTCTGACAAGAGACTCCGAGAACTTATTTCCTGGCGTTGTCAAATCATTTAGGTATCCATTGACATATCCCAGATCTGGAATTAGGTTTTTAAGGTTAGCCCAGTTCTTTGTTCCATCGGCATTTTTCTCTGGCATGATGTGAGAAGCCTGCATCTGCAGAGCATTCTTTATCTGACCATCACTAAGAGTTATCCCCAGCTTCTCAAGCTGTCTCTTTAGGAATTTTCTTTCTTCCTCAAACTCTATTTGGGCTGGCTGGCCCATTAGCCTTACTTTTTCTGGTGCAGCACTCTTTCCAGAACCACGGTTAGTTTCTTTTTCTCCACTAGGCTTGAACTTAAAGTGTCTAGCAAGATTTTTTGCATTTAGGAATGGCTCATTGCGAGAAATAGACTTTTCTTGCAGATACTCTAGTCTCTTGACTACGTCCTCTTGTGGAACGTTGTTTGCTAGAAGAATCTTTACAGTTTTTTCTAGGGAGTCTACTCCAGACTGACTTGCAACACTAAACTGCTTTCCACCAAAATTGAAGACTCCGCTAGCAAATCCTGGAATTGTTCCATCTACCATGCCACTAATTAGTGGGCCATACTTCTTTGTCATTTCGGCAGGAATTACGGATTCCCCAGGAGAAAGCATTGCAGGAACTACGTCACCAGCACCCTTTGGCCCTGGTACTGATACAACACCAGATGCAAACTTCTTAGCTTTTGGCCCCTTTGACTTTGCAGCTGCTGCTCCAATTGGTACTCCAGAAAGCTTAGATTGAGCGACTACTGCTCTAGCGTATGCTCTAGCCAATGCATCGACTGCCTTGGTTTCAGAGGAGAATGTCTGAATCAACTTTCCGTGAGTTTGGTCAAGAGAGGCCGCTACAGCAGCGGCTTCGAGCTGTTGCTGAGTCATGTACTCTGTCTGAGAGCCTAGTGTCTGAGACCCCTTGCCAGTTCTCTGGAACATCTTCCCCATTCCGAGGAATAGCTTGATTAGGTTTGCTGCACCGTTGGCAATGAGACCAAAGGTCATAAGTAGGACTGGTCCGATACCAGCAACAACAGTAGTTGCAATAACTGCAAACTGCTTTGCCCCATCGCCCATAGAATTAAATCTGTCTAGGAAGCCCTTTACGAATTCTCCCAGTGGCGTGATCGCCTTTAGGAATGCTTCTCCCAATGGTACTAGAGACACCTTTAGGTCTTCTACGACCTTCTTAAACTTGTACATCGGAGAATCTTGAACACGCTTTAGTTCTCGTTCTGATAGGATTGCCAGCTCTTGAGTAGTTGAGTTAGTAAGGCTTAGAACCTTTGAAGCTTGGCTTCCCTCGGCAATAACATTCTGGAACAAAGTTGATAGACGAGAGAACTGGAACTTTCCAAATAGCTGCTCAATCGCACGTGCTCTATTCAGCGGATCTAGCGTGTCAAGGGCTTTTGCAAACTCGACAACTGTCCCCTTTACGTCACCCTTATTGGACTCTACAATTGCAGTAATATTTACGCCCATGGCACCGAGCATCTCTGATGCCTTCTTCGTTGGGTTAATCAATGCTGCTAGACCAGACTTAAGTGCGTTAGCACCTTCAGATGCGTTAATTCCACCTTCCTTCATGGCTGTCAGGAAGAATGCGAGGTCTTCTACGTCTCCACCAAGTTGCTGAACAACTGGACCAGCTTTTGGAATAGCGATAGTTAGGTCTTCGATAGATGTTACGGTCTGGTTTTCAACTGCGTTGAGGAAGTTTACCTTACCAGCTAGGTTCTCTGCGGAAACAGCAAATGCATTGGTAAGAGATATAGTTGTCTCTAGGGCCTGCTCTTGCTCTACCCCACCAAGTACTGCAAGTCTGGCAGCTTGATTTACCTGTGCAAGAAGGTCTGCCCCCTGCTTACCCATAGCAGCTGCATTAGCAGCCATCTTCATGGTCTCTTCTACTGCGACGCCATATTTTGTAAACTCACTTGCAAGTCTCTTGACCTGGTCAAGCATCTTGTCTGTTTCTTCATTTGAAGTAAATGCTTCTCCATAGACACGCTTGAATCTAATAGCCTGCTCTTCCATTTGCATAAATGTTTTAGCAGCTGCAGTGCCAAGCATGGCCAAAGGAATAGAGAAACCAACCATAAGCTGTCTACCAGCCCACTGAGTATTCTTACCAAAGTTTAGAAGATTGGTTGATCCCTGCTTCAAAAGCTGATTCATCAGTTGCTGCTTTTGTGCAGCCATGGCGGTCTTTGTTGCTAGATTTTCCATGTCTAAAGCTAAAGGCCGAACCGAAATGGCTTTTAGTGCACCATTTGCGTCTCGACCTAGCTTTATGTATTGTGTCTGTAGTGTCTTTACTCTTTCACGAGCAACCTTCTCGATTGTGTCAAATTCATTCCTGAATAACTTGCCGAAAGTCTTGCTTGAAGCACCTGCGTATCTGAAGTACTCACCCATCCCCATCTTGTTTTTCTCAAGCCTGGTGGTGAATGTTTCTGTGGTACTAGCAATGGTCTTTACTCGTGCAGCAAAATCTCCAGTAGCGTTAATATTGTTTAATAGGTTACGCTGTATATTCTGTGCTGATTTTGCTTGAGCTGCACCGCTCGACATGAGCTGTGCGTTTAGGGAAGATATCTGCCTTTGTAGTTGCTTAATCTCTGCGATACCTACTGAGGTATCAACATTTATGATTATGTCTGACTGTACGTTTTCAGCCATTAACTAGCACTTCCCTTTTTAAATTATTAGTTGCTTGATGGTAGGAGTGCAGCGTTTCCAGATGCCTCTCCAACAATCTTGTAAACTGTTGGTAGATCTAGAATGTCTTCCAACTTAGCACGATCCTTAGCAAGCTCTGGATTGAACTGCTCAAGTGCGATAACTACACAGTCAAGAAGTAAGTCCATTGACTTGTCATCATCTTCAGCCACTTCCTGAATCTTTGCAAATTCCTTTAGAAATGGTCTCAATAGTGATAGCTTTAGTGGTCTAAGGCTTAGCTTTGTTCCGTCTAGTAGTTCTACGGTAGTCTCTTCGCTAATTGTAATTGACATTTGTTCCTCTTTCATTTTAGTAGGTTAAATAATTATATCACACAGACTAGTCTATTTTAGTCTATTCTTTCGTAGCTTAGGCCCATTCCTATTCCAAACCCAGCTTTTTGAGCGTTCACGCCTTGCATAGACAAAATATCATTTGGGTCACCAGTCTTGCCTCCGCTAAACACTCTAGCCTTCATTTCTTCCCAGGCGTCTTTCTTACCAACATTTTTATCTAGGTCAATGCCCTGAATTGATGCCTGGAACTTTTTGTCCGAATAGTCTAATTCTCTTTTTGCCGTTAGTGTGGCTGTTAGCTCTGACATAGACATAGAGCTTTCTAGCTCTTCATAGTCTTTCCAGATGCCTAATAAAAACACTTCTGATTCTAACTTTGCAAGATCTAGGGATTCCCATGTTGCTCCGCTGTCCGCAGCCTGCTTTGAAACTGGCTGCTCTTCCTCGTCTCCGTCTATCTTAATTCCAGCCGCTATATTGATAATTTGATAGATTGTTTTTAGGTCAAAGTTGTCCTCTATGTCTTCGATAGTCTTGAAGTCTGGACGATACTGTTGCATTGCTATTTTTGCACAATGAGTCAATCTTTCAATTGCCTCGTCGTCATCCTTTGCCTTTTTAACGTTGTCAAACTCTTCCAGGAACTGGCGTAAATACTTGATCTTTAGTGGTGTCATGTATATGGCAGTATTGTCCATAGTGTAGATGGTTTCTGATTCGTATATTTTAGTTGCCATCCTATAAGTATACCAAATGCAAAACCGCCCAGCGTTTAAACTGGACGGCTTGCTATTAAATTGTTATTTAGTTTTTATGAAGCTGGGATTGTGCGGTCTACGATCTTACCGTATGACGCTGAGTCATTTGGTAGGAGTCTGAAAGATACCTCGAACATGGTTGCTTCGTCACGCTTAGCTGATACTGTAACGCTTTCGATTGAAAGTGCACGGTATGCAACGTAAACACGCTCTAGAGAGCTACCAATTTCACAGTCACCTGTACCAGGACCAACTGCAACTAGACCACGCTCAACTGGACATTCTCCAATGTCACCAGCTGATAGGTTTAGTGTAGGGTTTCCTGCAACAGTGCTTAGATCTGCATCCTTGCCTGCAAGTGAGAACAACAGGTTCTCAAGTGTTGACTCTGCAAATGTAGTATTCAGGTTAACCTGCATACCCTGCTTGTAGAGCTTAGCAACGTCAAGAACCTGGTCCACCTGTACTTCACCGAAGTCTGGCTGGAATTGTAGTTCTAGACCGTTCATTGTATAACCAACGTTACGGAAGTCAGAGTCGTCTGACAGCGTGTCCTTGTAAGAAGTTGCTGTTGCGTACGCTGGTAGATCCGAATCAGTTAGTGTACCTGCTTCGTATGTAAAAAGTGCTGCTGCACCAACAATGATGTTAGCACTTGTTCCACGTGTATATGCCATAATAATTCACCTCTTTTTCTTTATGGAATTAGAGGGCTGTGTTTCCTCAAGTCTAAGTATACCAGCATTTATGACTACAAGGCGGTGCCATTGTAGGTTACTGGAGGAACTGGGATATCGTTATTCTCATTTCCATCGTTATTTAGGACTATAGCTTCGTCTCTGGCTGTCTTGTTATAACCAACCGAGTGGTAGCAGTAATCTATAATAATCTTGTTCCCAGCAAATGTTCTAGCTGTGCCGAAATCGATAATGTCCCTTGTTTCCTCTAGCTGATAGATCTTGACATCATGGAAGTAGACTAGCGGATACTTGTCTCCACGGTCATCTACCAGTGGAGTAGCAGAAGCCTGCTTGTCTCTCAGCCACTCATTTAGCTCTTGTGCTGACTCGTCTCCACGGTCAAGTAGGTCCTGGACCACCTGAGATGTTTCAATTAGGTCTACTGGATCTCCATGCATCTTATAGAAGTAGTACAGGAGCTGCTCGTCTTTTATGTGTGGGAATGCTCGTCTACGCATTTTAAACATTCTGTCGTATACCGCAAAAACATCATTGGCAACATCTGGAAATGTTTCAGTCAGGGAGTTTATGTCTGTGGGCAGTGTTGGAAAGAATCTCATGGTGTCCCTTGAGAACCTGCCTGTGCCTAGGGTAGCTGGTACCTTTTCTGCCAAGTAGGCATTAATAAAGATTGGTGGATAAGATATTGCCATTATAAGATTCCTGCCTTTGCGATCCATCTGGCCCCGACGTTGAGACCAGTATTATACCCACCAGACTTTCCTCTAGAAAAGTTTTTTGCAAAATCAACGGGGTTTTCCAAGTATGAAAGAATTCCAGTAGATGCTAAGAAAGATTGCTTAAAGTATAGATTAAAGAAGCTGTCGAAGACTCTTTCGTATTCGCCCTTTACGTCTCCTCCAGGATTAGATACTCTTACTGGTGTGCTAGAAAACACATCTTGACCATCTATAGTAAACGCAAGAACCTTGTTCTTCGGAACTATCGTTACTGGAATTCCGTCCTCCATAATTCTTGCCTTATCGTAGAACGGCACTCTTGACCCAGCCTTTATCGATTTTGACTGAGAAAACTTAGAGCTTACGGATAGGCCAACCCCAGTAACCAAATACCTAACCTCAAACAGTCTGGCCTCTGGGGATCCTGTCTCGTTCCACTCATATACGTGATGCAGTAGCTGTGGGGAAACTCTTGCATTAGAGTCTACATAAAGCTTTAGTGCCTCGATCACAGTTTCTCCAAATCCCTTTAGGAATACCCCCTGACCACGCTTCACGCCCGTCATGAAGCCAATGCTATACCCCATGAGATTATTCATATCTCTCATAAACTTTTTATTATTAACTTTAACGGATATCATTAGATGTCTGCCGCCTGGTTCTCTGATCTACGCAAAACAATCTTGTAGTACTCTATTGACCCAAATGGACCAACAAATGGCTCCACTGTTGCCACCTCAAATATGGTTGCCTTTCCAGCTCTTGGGCCAGCAGTCTCGTTGTAGACGCTTTGCCCAGATCTGTCTTTGATATTGCTAACGATAACGTTAGTAATGGCATTATTTGATTCTCTGGCCGATATTCTAATGTCTGTTCTTAGTCTTCCAAGAACTACTAGCTCTTGCTTGATATTTACGTTGGGGGTCACTTCTTCTTTAAATGCTGAACCAGCTGTAGACACTGAGCAGGCAGCGGTTCGATCGTGGATCCAGTGCTTTTTGATGTTTCCGAGAGACCCCTGCTCAATCGTAGGATAAAAGATATCCATACACATTGGAAAAGTAAAGTCTGTATTCTCGGTGGTAGCGGTGTGCACTATAGAACTCCGACTTTGGTAATAGACTTCATGTACTTATCAAGTATCTTGTCTACTATTACGTTCCCTGTTCCGTTGAGCATTGTCTTGTCGAACTGTAGTCTAAACTGGTCAGTGTTATATGATGTAACATAACGCTGGTAGTAGTCTAGCTTTCCGCACTTAAGGTCATCCATAAGCATTTCGGTAGCATACTGAATGTCTGGCGGAATCGCACGGAATCCCTCGTCTAGAACAAACAGGTAGTCTGCACCCTTTGCAAAAGTTCCATAATTCCTGTCGTCATAGACGTAGTCGCCACGAGATATTGGCAATGTCGGGGATGGTGTGGTAATTAAGTTAGTCTGGCCAGTGAACTCTTTAACTATTGCAGAGTTATCTAGGGTTACTCTATAATTAAATACATTGTCATCTGGGGTATCAATATCATATATCAAAACATTGTTTTCGTATACCTTTAGTACACGATTTGCGTCTCTCCACACTGGCATGTAGTCTAGGCCATTGCCAACTACCTGCAAAATTGACTTGTGATTGTAGAATCCAATGTTGGTATATGTGTCGATAAGTGAGCGAGCAATTAGCTCCCACTTTTTGTATTCCCTGACCTCGGTGGCTGTTGTGCCTAGATCGTTTGGATTGGTGTATGGACGAATAACATCTAGGTTAGATTCGTATATGATGTGCTCGTGCTCTTCGTCATAAAAACGAATAAGAAACTGTCTGTCGAACTGAACCTTAGATGCTGGAAGAGTATATGTTACAACTCCAGTAGAGCTTGAGGTGATTGTTGTCTCTTCAATTGAGTGGTCCACCAAATCCTCAACATAGACTATGTAGTCGTAGTTGGCATCTGGTAAATCCCAGGTAGTCGTAATAGGATATGGTGGAACCCTCAAAATTTCCATTAGTTCTTGAACTCCTTGGCAACCTCTTCTGGGGTCGCTAGTCTGATGTGGTCACGAGTAAGCCACTTGTCAGCCTGCTCCTTTGTTACGATATTGTAACCACGGTATACCTTACCGACTTCACTCCAAGTTACATTCTTGGTTGAGTGGATGGCAACCTTTTCTGACTCCTTCTTTACAGATGGAGACTTGGCTGGCTTCTTGTCAAAGTTCTTTGGTACAGTAGTTGACCCCATAACGCCATTCTCTAGGTATCCCAGACCTGGCTTCTCTGAAGCTACTGGCTTTGGTGTAGCGATAACGTTTGGAGAGACTGATGGTGCTTCCTTTATCTTAGGAATCTCTAGCTCTTCCTGTAGCTCTTCTGCTGGCTCTTCTGCTAGCTCTTCTACAACATCTTCTTCTATCTCTGAGACAGTGTCTTCAACTTTAGAATCTTCGATGATTTCTTCTTCGGCAATCTTTGCCTCTTTTGCTTTGTTATTTAGATCTTCTGACATAATAACCTCCTAAATATTAATTATAACAGACTAATTAAAAAGGAGGCAGGAGCCGAAACTCCTGCCCCCCTAAAAGGTACTGATTAGAGATTAGCTCTCTGCACCAGCATCAGCGAACGCAATGGCGTCCTCTTCTTCCCACTGAATACCGAAACGTACGAATACGGTGTACTCAATGGTGTCCTTCTTTGGCTTGTACTCACGGTTTACAGTGATGTCTCTCTGGAATCCCCATACACGGTTCTGAGGGAATGTAAGGTCTACATAACCTGCAGGGTAGTAAGGAACTTCCTGAACATCAATGCCTAGAACACGGGTTGTACGTGCTCCACCGAATGTCTGAGCTCCACCGTCAAGGTATGCCTGGCGGTTAGCTGGAGTACCTGCAGGAGTGCCTGCAAATGCCTCAGCAATAGCGTCAGCCAAAGTACCGTTGTTCTTGATGATACCCTGGAACGCATCGGTTCCAGCGTAGAACTTCAAGTTAGACTTTAGTGCACGGTACTTGCGAGGCATTGCAAGAATAATCTTCTGCATTGCATCGGTTGTCCATGCGTTGTCTGCAACAGTTACAACAGCTTCGTGTGCGTCGCCGTTGGTGGTTACCTTGTCAGTGAATCCTTGCATAATTCCAAGGAATGCACCGTCGCCAGAATCTCCAGTACCATTGATAGCTAGATCTTCGATGTCATTAGCAAAAGCGTTTGTCATCAAACGAACTAGGTGATCTTCAAGGGCACCTCCTTCAATTCCGTCTTCTAGTGACTCAGCAGATACTTCCCAGTCCAAGCGAATCTTCTTGGTGGTAAGCTCTACCTTTGAGAATGTTGCTCCAGTGTTAGTGTAGTCACCGTTAGCCTGTGCTGCTGCACGGATAACACGCTCTCCAACATTAACCTTCTCGAGTTCCATGGTGTTTGCTCGCATTGTTACTCTGCGACCATCCTTGGCGAGAATAGTGGCATCCCACACGTAGTCAATAAAACGACGTGCCTGCTCTGGGCGTAGGATACCTGAACCTGCCTCACCTGAAGGGTTAATAGCATTTGGACCAGAGGTTGTACCTAGGTTCGCTGTAGCAATGTTTCCAAGGACACCTGCTGTAGCATAGTTACCTGGGATGTTAGCTCCAGCTTCTGAACCAGATGCAAACGCACCTTCTCCATTAAATAGACCAGAATCATTACCTGATGAATCTGGATTGTTTTTCTTAATTTCTTCCGACATAATTGTCACCTCCTAAGTGATTTTTATTTATTTGAATAAATCGGCAGTTTTGAGGAAACGACCGCCCCATAGGGATTTCTCAACCTTTTCTGGTTGAGATTCCTGAATGATCTCGCCTAGATCACCAGATTTACGGAAAGCGGTGTCAGCCTCTACAGCGTCCACTCTCTTTCCAAACTCGTTAAACACGTCTTTACTTGAAGTTACCTCATTCTTTACTTCAGTAATAGACTTGTGTAGTTCTGCAATTTGCTCAGCTTGTGCCTGAACTACTGCAGTTAGATCGCTAAAGGCCTTTGTGATGACAGTCTTAACATCTTCGATAGATGCTTCTACTGTGTCATCTGACTTAGATACTTCATCAGCTGTCTCAACTTCTGTATCAGTAGTGTCCGACTTCTCTGTTTCCTTCTTGTCGTCCTCTTCGCCAGACATGTCGTCTGCCTCTTCAGGTACGGTAGAACCAGGCTTGTCATCCTCGTCAGCGTCTGCTGACTTCTCTACTGCCACATCTGCTGCTTCAACTGCTGCATCTGCCTCTGGAGCGACCTGTGATTCTTCAACTACATCATCAGACTTTTCTGTGATGTCATTTGTTGTTTCAGTCATAGGACTTGCCTCCTTAATAATCTCAATTGTATTAATGCCTTTAGCACTATCAACTAAGAACTTTATCATATCTGTTTTTTCGTTATCATTTTTTTCAACGAAACCTATATTTTGCATTGGCTCCCCAGAAGCTGGAGACTTCTCAGCTTCATTCTGTGAGAGGATTACTACGCCAGACTCTTTGTCCCAGAATACGTTTTCAATTTCTGTGTCAACACCCTTAACGGTGTCCTTGCCATCAACCTTCTCAACAGACAAAATGTTTGCGAACTGGTTGGCTGGGGTGTCTACTAGAGACAGCTCTACGAGGTCATACTCTTTAATGATGCGGATGGTTGAATCCATCTTCTCGTCGTAGGCATCATCCCACTTGTTCATTCTGCCGCCAATTGAAAAACCTGAAAGGGTACCATCAAGTACCTTCTCCCAGGTGTCCT